TTTTTAGGTTTATCTATGTTTTTAGGTTTATCTATGTTTTTAGGTTTATCTATGTTTTTATGTTTATTATTGTTAGTACTTGGTCTAGATATATCTACCGAAATAACATGTTTAGTAAACCTTATTAAATTTTTTGTTGTCAACATATAATCTTGTAAACTTTCTAATACATGATTATACGATTGTTTGTTAGTATATTTAGTTTTATGAATCAAAGACATATTTATTTGTATTTGTCATCATATCTTTATTATCTTTTAAATAAACTTTATATTTTTCCTTCTCTTTTTCAACCTTATTTAATAAAATTTCTTGGGTATTTACATAATTGATATACACGTCTAATTCTTTGATAATTGATGTTTCTAATTCACTTAAATTTATATGAATTCCATATTTATTTTCATTAATAATTACGTCTTTATGTTTTGTTAATAATCTGAGTACTTCAATTTGATTAAATTTAGACATATTTTCTATATGTTCTCTGATATTATTAAGTTTATTAAAATCATATTCAGTTTCAGTCATTTTATAATAGAATAACTAACAAATATTTAAGTTGAAATAAAAAAATATATTTTACATTCTTTACTTTATTGAATCACTATATAACTAATAGGTTAATCTTCTAATACTAATTTTGGTTTTGCTGTTGTTGTTGTTTTACCTTCTCTTGGTGGTGGTACTAATTCAGCAATAACGGATACATATTTATCATTTAATTCAAATCGTTGTGCTATGACTCTTGCAGTAAATTTTTCTCCTTCTTGAATAGAATTAAAATAGTCGCTAGCGTAATAATGATCTCTTGCTACAAATAGAACAAAAGGAGAAGGAGTTTCATCGGCACTATCTGCCCTTATACCTGCCTTTGTAATATTTTTAGCAACACAATTTAAATTCATACCAGAAACAGGATAACAAACCTCACAATTAAATACAACATCAAAAATGATACTTTCCCCCTTTACAAGTCCGCTAGAATATGTGATAATTTTTATGGATCCAGACTTTACATATCCTTCTACAATGCATTTCCCACCGACCATTTTTGTTATAGTATTTTCCAAAGTTTGATGTAAATTTTTTCCTACCGCATTCATTGGTAATATTACATTTTTAGTTATTTGACAAGGACTGTACACATTTTTTGTATCCTTTTGTCTATATTTAGGTTTAGTAGGTGCTTTAATAACTGCTTCCATTATATATTTATTATATAAATATTCTTTTAATTATTTTTTCAATTTTATTTTAAACGAAATTATAGAATATAATTTTGGTAATTTCGTTTTATTTTTGGCAATTATATATATATTTTATTTATTTTTTTGGTTTTTCCTTTTTTTCAAATTCATTTATGATTGCTGTCTCAGTGTCTAAAAACCAAGTTTTATTTTCAACATTCTCATATTCAAAACTTCTTAATGTTAATTCTTGTCTTACACATAATTCATATGCACCATCTTTGGTTTTCTTTGGTACATATCTGTCTCCGTTTTCAATATCGTTCAAAATATTCATAACTTTTTCTTTACCTGATTGATCACAACGGAAACCTGTAGAACGTTCATTAGCAGTATCTTTAATTTTATATACCATATATTTTTTGTTATTTTCAAAACCAATAAACCCTACATAATGATTTAAATTTAATTTTAATTTATATTTTTTCAATATGGCTGGAGATAAATCCTTTTTATCTTCGGCTTCAGCCGGAATCCATTTGTTTGTTTCCTTATCTAAAATAAAAATATTTAAATTTTCTACTCTTGAAGGACCATTAAAAATTACAATACCGATTATTCCTTTTGCTGTAATGAATTTAGAAAACAAATATTTTTTTGACTTGTTGAGAAATCGTTTTTGCATATTAATTTCTAAAGTTTTATCTAAATCAGGAAAAGCATATAAATAATTTAATAAATCAACTTTTTCCTCCATCATTAGTGTGTCTACAATATGTTGAATTAAAAATTCTTCTAAAATTTCTAGTCTCTCTTGATCTGAATCAGCATTAATTATATCTGTCTCTTTCATCATTTTTCTTAATACTACACCACAATATAAATACCAATTATCATTTCCTCTTGGTACTTTAGATGTTTCCAATGCCAACTTATAATTAGAGTACATATTTTCAAATACTTTTCTTCCTTCAAACATTTCTTCAGGTATTTCTTCTTCTTCCGAAATTATTTTATCAAGAATATTTCTTTTATCTATAACTGGCTTAGCAACATTTGTCTTTATATGAAATTTTATCATATCATGTTTATAATCAATAGGTACTGAACGATCATAAATAGAAACATTATTATAATTTAATTCACTTGGTTGAAACAAATAGTAATCTCCAATATTTATTAAATATCCTGTGCGTCCATACTTATCTATAATATATTCAGTATTATCATTTATTATTTGTGTTAGAGCAGCATATATTTGAGCAATCGGATATTTTTTTGGGATATTAATCAATTGTAATAAATCATGCTTTTTATAGAAATAACGAATCTTCATAAGATTTTTAATTTTTTGAATAATTTTATCTGAGTTAATTAACATAAACGTTTCATTATAAGTATCAAAATTCATCCTTGATTCATCTAATTCTACATTTGGTAAACAATCAAATTCACATTTCATAAAGTCACATGTTGGCGAATTATCTAAATCTCCTACTTGGAATTCTTTTAAAACTTGATGATCCGATAATATTTGTGTTATATCTGCATTTTCTTTTATTCGATTAAAATTATCTGTGGTAAAGTTGGTTTGGTCATGATTTATAATACAATCTACTGCAGTTTGTTTCAAAAGTCGGGTTACTTTTCCTATTTTCACTGCTTTAACTTCTGATATGCGATAAATATATAAATCTGCTGCTTCCTCTTCACTATTTTCTAATATTGTACCATACAAAAATATTTGAACATTTCTTTGATCAAATGGTAAATCTTTATGAGAAAAATTACGAACACCTCTTCCTATAATTTGTTCAATTCTATTAATATTATACCATGGGTCCATTATATGTATTTGACGAATTGCCTTAAAATCCAAACCTTCTGACCCGGCTTGTGATATTAAAACTACCTTTATTTTTTCTCCATTTAAATTATCATCATTTGTTAAATTTTTTACTTCTTGGTCGTTATTTGGTGATATACGTGGATCACCTGTTATCATAGCATATCTTGCAGGTTTAAAATCTTTTTTATTACTTGGTGGTTTCATTGTTCTTACATCTACTGCAGGTACAGGAGGATTTTTAAATAATGATTTGTTTTTATCACCTGCTCTTGTGAATCCCATTTCTTCCAATGCTAATGCCATAGGAATAATTCCAGAATCAATATATGAGGAATAAATCAAAATAATACCATCTGAAACCTCATCATCTTCAGTATTGTAAATATAATCACAAATTGTTTTTATTTTTGAACTGTAATGTCCAATTTCGTCACTACTGAATACATGAGGTACACCTCTTCTATATTCAAATGCACCTTTTATTGAAGGAGTTTTTGAATCTAAATAATTCATTATTCTTTTTAACCCTAGTTTTCCTGTTAGTTCCTTTGGATCAATAAATACTTGTGCTGACGCTGATTCAGATCCCGATGGTGCTCCACCTTTACTCTGTGATGATAAAGATCTACTTGATGCTGAATTTCGTTGAATTGATTCTAATGTTTGAGGCATATTTGATTTTGTTTCACCTTCAATAATATGAAGTCCTGATCTAGAAGAAGGTACGTTTTCTTCAAATGGTGTTACTGTTTCAGAAAAACTTCTTATAGTGGGAGAAGGTATATTCATTTTAGTAATACCTTTGTTAGTATTAACTACTTCTTCCTCTTCATCTTCAATTATATCAAATATAGTATCGGTTTTTTGTTTCGTTTTAGATTTTTTTAATTTTGGTTTCAACACAGGAATATTACGCACATCTGGTTCTACTACATTATTAAACATTGTTAAATCTGCTTCAATTCCTTCTGTTACAGCCGGTTCAGACTCTAATTCTGATTTAACTTCACTTCTCATTGTTGGTACTATTTTTGGTCCATTCGTTAAAACTGTATCTATTTCTTCAGTAATATCAGTTTCAGGTATATCTGCAGCAGGAGATATATCATCAATGTTTTGCTCTTCTTCATCTATAAAAACGAGAGGACTAATATTTTTGGCAAGATCTTCTAATCCGTCATATGGATAAATAATATTTAATGCCTCAACAGGAATTTGTAAATCAGTGTATCCAAAGGATTTTAATGCTGAAAATGCTTTTTTTTTTCTAAATGTACCGTGACGAGTCGCAATCATTCTTTCATCTCTATTACGTAATAAATCTATTATATAATTGTATCCGTATTGTTGATAATCTCCTATTTTTGTTAAATATAGACTTAGTTTTTCAATTTTTCGCTCATCAGGAATTTTTTTTCCATTAATTTGAAATTTAGGATATTCTTCTTTACTTCTGAAAGTATTATCAGGTGCAAATCTATCTGGATAAACTCTAAAAGGAAAAGTATAAGGATTTTCACCTCTTATATAAGACACATAACCAGTTGCTTTATGCATAAGCATTTCTTTACCAATTTCATTATTATTTTCATCTTTTTTAAATTCACCGTTTTTATCAAAAATATCGGAAACCGATATAATACCTCGACGATCATTCATATTCATTAAGTTTAGTAACCATATAATTTCTTTATAACTGTTAAACATTGGCGTTGCAGATAATAAAAGTAATCTTAGGTTATTAACAACACTTGCTAAGTACATTAGATTTTTGGCTACATTTTTGTTATCATTATCTTCAGAAACTCTGATATTATGTACTTCATCTATTAAAATTAATCTATCTCCATACTCATGTTGTAAATTTCTGATTTTGGTTTCAGTAGTATCGTTTGGTTTACCGGCTTTTCGTACAATTTCATTAGAAAATTGTAAATAACCTTGAAATGAATAAGAAGCATTAATTAAATCTTTTACCTGTTGAATTATTTTTTCTCGTTTTAACCCTGTCATTCCAGTCGGATTAATCTCTTTCAATAATTTATTACCTAAACAACCTTTCATAGTCCAAATTCCATCAACTAGTTTTAGTTTACGTTCATCAAATAACTGCAATTTAAAATTATCTTGAACATTTGGGCTAGCCACAATAATTATTCGTTTATTAATACCCATTTGTTTTAAATAATCTCTCATTTCTTCGCAAACTCCAATACCGGAGCACGTTTTACCTGAACCTAATCCATGGAATAATAATAAACTGTTATATGGTGTTTGAAACGACAAAAAATTTCTAACAAATGCTTGTTGTGGTAATAATTCATATTCTGCTGTACTTAATACTCTAGCATATTCTTCTATACCGTATATGGTTCCATCATATTTTGTATCGCTAAACTCTTTTTTTTCAGCAATTTTGATATTAAAATTAGGATCATCTAAAGTAGGGTAAAGATATTGATCTTGGTTTGGATTTTTTGTTAGTTCCTCTCTATTTTTCTCTTCATATTCCAATAGTTTCAAATTATTTCCACATTTTTTGTTGTACAATTTGTTTATTTCATTTGTATCACATACTTCTTCCTTTTCTTTTTTTTCTTTTTTTTCTTTTTTTTCTTCAGAAATTTCTTGTTGAGACATTTTTTGTGATTGACTTGATTCTCCACTTTGTTCTCCACTAAGTATTTCACTAAGATCTTCATTTTTTTCTGGATTCTTTCCTTTTTTTGGCTTAATCTTAATTTCAAAACTCATTACTTATATATTATTAATATAATCTATATTCTGTTAATACTTTATTGATGTTTATTATAACTTGTTTTTTTTCTAAATTATATGGTCTAATTGATTCTAAGCATTCATCAATTGTTTTCCATTCTAACTTACTCACTTCACTTTGTTGATAGTTTTGCAATGAAGTATGGTCAGTATCGGTATAACCTAAAAAATATTTATGCTTATATGATTTATGATTTGAACCTATAAATAATTCTTCAAATGGCAAAATATTTTCAACAATATTAACTTTATGTTTTAAAATACCTGTTTCTTCTTCAAATTCTCTTAAAGCACAATCTAAATCTTTTTCAAGATGATTTCTTCTTCCTTTTGGGAACTCCCATTCAGTTTCTTTCCATTGTGTTGTACTTTCATCTATTAAAGAATTCAAATTAATTATTTCATTATTGACAACAATACCATTTCTTAATATATCAAATTTTTTTTGAGAAGATGTTTCTTCACTTTTGTGTTGAGTACTAATGTTAGTTTCTCCCCACATATTCTTCCATAATACATCAAATGTATTATGTCGTATTAACTCTCTTTCATCAATTGACATTTCATTGAATAATGTTCTTAAATGTTCTATATTTGTTATTATATATTTACCTCTAATAAAATCAATATATCCAAAACTATTTTTACGTCTTATCATTAAAAATTCAACTCCTCTATCAGACGACCTAAATAATACAATTCCATAACTTGTAATTGGTAGTTTACATTGATGAAACATATGACCTGGTTTTCCACAATTGTTACATATACTATTTTTACTCATTTTGAGTCGCTATATGTTTAAAGAAACATCTTTTTATGTTGTTTTAATTTAAATGCCTAGTTTAGATAAAAACACGTTTCGATTAGATCCTACTATTTGGGGTCCACATTTTTGGTTTTTTTTACATACATTGGCTATGTCTTATCCCCATCATCCTAACGCTGTCACAAAAAAAAAATATTATGAGTTAATTCAAAATTTACCTTTATTTATCCCTGTAGAATCAATTGGTAATGATTTTAGTAAATTATTAGATGAATATCCAATTACTGCATATTTAGACTCACGAGAATCGTTTATAAAATGGATGCATTTTGTACATAATAAAATAAATGAAAAACTTGAAAAACCAAAAATAAGTATTGATGATTTTTACATAAGATATTATGAAGAATATAAACCAAAGGATATTAAATTTAAAGAATACTACAGATGGCGTGAAAAAATTATTTATACATTAGTAATATTAGGTGCTTCTGGTTTAATTGTTTATTTATATAACAAATAATTATCGTTCTGTGATTACTCTTGGTACAACATTCATAGTGGTGAGTTCTTGGAATATTAATTTGCAAGCATATGGTATCTGAACATATGCAAAGTCAGTTCTATTGTCACATGTTCTACAATGGTGGACATGTATTTGATCATTATATGATGCGACTAATCCGCATTTTTTACATACATGTACGGAATATTTATCTGAAACATCATACATTCTTTCTCTAGTAAATCTTGAAGCCCCATGTGAAACCATACAATCTCTTTCCATCTCACCAAATCTTAATCCACCATCTCTACTACGACCTTCAGCAGGTTGTCGCGTTAAATTTACCATTGGACCAATAGAACGACTATGTTGTTTATCATTTACCATGTGTTTTAAACGCTGATAGAATACTGGACCAAGAAATATACTAGCCTCTATTTGTTCTCCAGTTAAACCATTGTACATCAACTCGTTTCCATGTGCTTCATATCCCAATTCCAATAATTTTTCTGAAATCGTATCAACTCTTAAATCACCAAAACTTGTACCATCTCCAAACAAACCAAGTTCTACTAATACTTTACCTAGTAGTGTTTCTTTAAGTTGACCAATTGTCATACGGGATGGAATTGCATGAGGATTAATAATAATATCTGGTTTAACTCCATTTCTTGTAAAAGGCATATCTTCTTCTGGAATAATATTCCCTACGGTACCTTTTTGCCCGTGACGAGATGAAAATTTATCTCCAATTACAGGTTTTCTAAATGCTCTTAATCTTACCTTCGCAAAATTATATCCATCACCATTTCTATCTATATAATTTTTATCAATGTATGTTTCTTCTACAGTTCTGTATAATTTACTTTGATCTTCATATTTTATTACCTTGGTATGATCATTTCTATTTTCTTTAATCGGAGTCACTTTAGCAATAATGACGTCACGATTTTCAATCAAAGTATTTTCTGAAACAATACCTTTAGAATTTACCTTATTATAATTACCAAATTTCATTCCTTTGGTTTTGGATGAGTCTGGTTTGCATCTAATTTCTTCATCTCCATTAATTTTTTGTTTGTCTTCATCTTTTTCAGTATGATAAAGTGTTATCTGAAATAAACCTCTATCAATTGAACCTTTGTTAATCAATACTGAGTCTTCTTGATTATATCCTGTGTGAGTCATAATTGCTACGTTAATATTACAACCCGAAGGAATCTCATTGATTTTAATTAAATTCATCACTCGGGTATCAACTAATGGACGTGTTGGGTAGGTTTGGACATATGCAGTTTTATCCATACGTTCATTATAATTTGTAGCATATACTCCCATTGCTTGTTTTGCCTGTGCACATTGATAAGTGTTACGTGGAGATTGATTATGATCAGGATATGGTATACAAGATGCTACAATTCCAAATATAGTTGATGGATGGATTTCACAGTGCGTAAATTTATATACAATATTTTCGGTACTTGCTACTATATCTTTAGGCCATGTAGCAATCATACTGAAACTTTGCTCTTCGGGGTCAATGTATTCAATAATGGCGTCACTAATTTTACAATTAGTTAAAAGATCATCCCATTTCAGTTCATTTCTTTTTAACCCTTCCAAAATATCTGTTGTAAGCAATATACTTTTATCTTTGACACGTAACAATGGTCTCGTTACCCGACCACTATCATTACAAATTCTCAATTCTTGCTGTTTATAATTAAATATAATGGAAGTATAAATATTGATTATACCTTTACTTTTCATATCTTTTAACATTTCATATAAATTTTGTGGTTCAAGGGATATCCCTATAAAAGCGCCATTGATAAATACCTTAACTTTATCTTGCATTTCAACTGGTGTCAAGTTTTCTAAACTGATTACATGTGGTTGTGTATACTCGTAGAGAGAATTGCTATCTGAATGAATTGTTATATGAGTCATGTAACTCAAATTTTTTACAATTCCTACAGACCCACCTTCTGGAGTTTCGGCTGGACAAAGAAATCCCCATGAAGTATTATGTAATTTACGAGGTGGTACTAATTTTCCGCTCTTATCTGTTGGTGTAGAAATTCTACGAAGATGACTCAAACTAGCAACATAGGTCAATCTATTTAGTACCTGTGCTACACCAACTTTATTTGAATTAGCATGTTTGATTCCAAAATCTCCAGTTGCTAATGCTCGTTTGAATCCATTCTCAATTGTAGTGGGTTTTACAATTTTATAAATATTGGTTTGATTGATGATGTTATTATAGTCTTCTGTAGATCTCCAACTGCCTGTTTTGACTTCTTTGATGATTTGTTTTTCCATATCTTTAACTAATTTGTTAAAATAGTTACGAAATAGATTGTTTAATGATGTACCGGTCAAGTCAATTCTTTTATTGACATATGAATCTCTGTCGTCACTTGGAATTAATTCAAAATGTGCTTGCATAAGTTTGTTTGCCATGTATCCTAGGAAATATAGTTTTTGTTTTACTGTTTGGCAGTGAGGAAAGAGATCATTTTGTAGTACTTCAAGAGTAAATTGATGTTTTTTTATTATGCCTGTTTCCTTGTCCATATTAATTGGAGTATAACTAACGTGACTTGTAATATATTTTATGGCATCTTCGTATGTCATATATTTATTAGATTCAATAATAGATGCTTGTAAATTTTCTAACATTTGTTTATATTTTTCAACTGAAAGATCAAGAAGAATATATTCGCATATTTCCTTGTCAGAAATAGCACCTAGTGCACGAAATACGATAAACAATGGTATTGGCTGTTTAACGCGTGGAATTTGAATACACATAGGACATCCGAATCCATTATTTTTGGATGATATGAACATGTTAATTTGTTTTGGTGAAATACATTTGAAGTCAGGAACAGATTTTATCTCAGCAGTCCAAGAATATTTAGTATTATTTTTGGAAATATTAAATACGTATATGCGATTCTCTGCGGCTCTTTCTTGACCTAATACTGTTTTTTCTGATCCATTGATGATGAAATAACCACCGGCGTCATATTTGCATTCGCCAGTATGATTACTATCAACATATTTGTACTGACTGAGTACACAGATATTAGATTTAAGCATAATAGGTAGTTTCCCAATATGAATTTTTGGAAGAGTCTTGTATATCATATTTACATTTTCCAAATTTTCTCCAGTTCTCACTACATATTTGATGTTAATATCAAGTGTCATTGCTGATGAATAAGTAAAATTTCTAAGTCGTGCCTCTTGAGGAAACATTAATTTGATAGCACCATTGTTTTCATGTATTTGTGGGCGATAAATATGAAAATTTTCAAAAGTAATAAATATTTCCAAAGCATACTTACCAGATTTTGCGTCATAATCTTCTTCAGATTTGATATGTACTGGATTGAACATTTCAATCGTTTTAATAATTTGGTATCCAACAAAATTATTATACGATTCTAATTGA